ACATTGGTTATGATACATAAGTTTGTTGCTGCGCCAAATGAAACAACAGCAGAAATTTCAGTTGTAGCAATTACAGCGCCATTTTTTGCGATATATAAAGATAAGTTTTGGTTATTATCTCCGCTAGTCGAAGGAGCTATACTCATAGAGACGTGTATAGTTTGAGTTATAGCGGCAGCGTTTGTGTACTGTATCCTACCAGCAGTTGTGCCTGTGTAATTGTCTAGCTCGCCTATTACAAATGTTCCCGCTACCAGCACCGGAGTTGCTGTTGAAGAAATAACCGTAGCTGTAGAATTATCTTGAAGCGTTACTTGCGCTCCGTACAAAGCATCTTTTGCGTTGATAACTATAGAGTTTGACGAAGCATTTAGCTCAATTCCTGAGCCAGCAAACAAACTAACAAAAGTTGGACTTATTGCTGTCGTGTTCAGCATTATCGGTAGTCCAACAGCGTCTACGGTAAAGTTGTGCTTGACCGATACACCATTAGTTCCAGAAATGCTGGCTGCTATTCCAGAGCCATTTTCTATGTTTCTTATCTTATTAATAGTTCCGTCTTTTTCTAAAACTGGAGTTGCAGTCCCAGAGCCAGTAGTGACTATTGTTCCAGTTACACCAAAGCCAGATACTAAATTAGTGTACGAAATACGATAGTTTGTATTGTCAACAAAGTAGTCCATAAAGGAATTAGCGGGAACCGTGTCCTGCGCTACAAAATCAGACTTCTTGCGACCTGATGCTCTTTTAACCATTAGTATTCACCTCAAGGCCAATAGAGCCAGTAGTCTCTGCAAGTATCTTTGCTTCTTGATCTGGGAAAAAATTAGTGCTGATCCCAAAATTATTGTCTTCGTTACCAGAGCCAATAGGCAAGGTGCAAGGATATCTGCTAGTACCCATGCTTTGACCTATTAACTGCATCGTGTTGTAACCATCACGAGCAGCTTTTGCTAAGCCTGCTGAAATGATTCCGTTGTAATCTGGAGCGACCTCAATAGCCATGTTAGCTATTAAGCCTCTCAGTGCGCCCGTAGGTATTGTTACGTCATCACCTAAATCAGACACAACTGTATAGCCTAGCTGAATGCCTGAAGCATCTAGCTCTGCCATGTAATTATTCATTGAAAATATAAAATCTTGGTACTCGTCAGCCTGTAGTGGGGCTTCACTAGCCTGTACCAATATCCGTTGAAGTGAGGACGTTGCGACCTGAGCGACAGTAGCCATTATTCGTATGTACTCTTTGAAGGTTTTTTGGGCAGCTCTCTTTTATGAAATACCCGAACACTGTTTTTAGTGTGAGTTAATCCAGTGTGAACTGTGCCGTCAGCCATTGTATGAGTTTTCCCATTATACGGCCTTCCAGAAGATTTAAAGTGCTTTGCGTTTTTAGCCATAAAAAACTGGGAGCCGAAGCTCCCATAACACCTCTATGAACTAAACCCCGAAACCGTGACCGGCCATAAAAGGATTAAACGTGGCATACGCAGGCAAGCAATCAAATCTAACCTTTTGCGTATTAGCGTCACCGTCTGAATACTTACTAACTCGGATGGACATACCATCTTCAGTAGTAGCAATCGTGTCAGTGGAGTACAACTTCGGCAACTTAACAGTACCTATACCAAACGCTTGCTTCATATAGAACAAGTTAGGTTGATAGGTTGTCGCAGAAGCACTAAGTATAGTAACAACCGCACCATTAGCAGGAGCAGCGTCAACTGTGTTGTACTGACCGTTGGCTTCAAAGATAGCAGGCCCAGCTACTACTAGAGTGCCTGTACCTGTACCACTTAGAGTTACGTCAGCAGTTACAACACCTGTCCAATGAACCGCAGCACCGTTCTCATCTATCATAGCTGTACGAGAGTTGATGTTTAGACGATTAACATTAGCGATCTTAATCATATCGCCAGCCTTAACTACCATGCCTGCCTGTAGAGCAGCAACAGCAATACTCTGCGTCATTGTGTCCTTAGCTGCCAAGTAAGTAGCATTTGGAGCAGCACTCAAAGTACCTGCGCGATCTGTGCCAGTACCAGATGTAAACGTGTTCAAGCTCTGAGAAGTCAACGCTCTAAGTCCACCAAAATTGGCAGAAATCTGGCTGTTTTCCCATGCTGTACGAACAAGTTGATCGGCAGCATTCAGGCCATTCTGTGCGTTTGCAAGTTTAGTAGCCGTAAATGGATTCATAACGTAGTATTTATCTGCTTCAGGTGGCACTCCAACGCTATCGAGTAGCGCGCCTGCACCAGCGATATCAGTCCAAGCATCAGCAAAGACACCGTGAGTACCATAACGCAGTGAAGCATTCTTCATCATAAAACCACCAAGATCAGTCTCGATATCAGTGACAATTCTTCGCGCCATAGGAGCGAGGATTTGCTCTAACTGATCCAGCTCAAGAGCCTCTTGAATGTTCGTGAACTCGGTAGCTACAGTGAAGTAGGGCTGCACCGTACCTGTGGCCTTGCCTGCAATGATGTCAGACTTGGCTGAGGCAGAAATGTCTCCACCAGCAGTACGGATAGTGTTGTAGTCGTGAGGACGTTTAAAATCCACACTACTACCAGTTGAAGGAGTGAAGCGCCCTGAAAGCAGTTGAGTATCAACCGTCTTGGTTAGGACTCGTGAACTCTGAAACGCATTTAAGAACACCCGTGCCAGAGGACGGGTTATATTACTTGATAAGCTATTAGCCATGATCGTACTACCTCATTTATTCAAAAGTTGCTCCTTTCGGGCCACCAGCTTTGGGGCTTATCCCAGCGCCTTTCGGCGTGTCTAGTGGATCAGGAGCGGCATTAACATTAGGTTTAAGTTTTCTAGCCTTTGGCATAATGATCTGATCCAAATACAACAACGCTTTATTAGCAGGCATATTTGCCAACTTATCCAACTCTAAGAGATTCTGACCTAAGTACAGCGTTCCAAGACTTCCATCTTCTATATCTATCAGATGACTAGACAGCATTGAGTTAATCCCAAACTGGCCTATCTTGTTTGCTGCGCTTTGCAGATCCTCAGTTTTTACACCAAGGTTCTTAGAGCGTTCTGCGTAGGTTGCGATCTTCGCATTTTGCTCACTAATTGCTGTTGCTTGCTGCTGACGCTGCATTTCTAGCTGCTGACCTTCTGCGGCCTGCTGCCGTGCTGCGAATTCTGCTCGCTTGGCAATCGCCTCATCACGCTGTCGGAGCTGATCCTGTATCTCTCTATCAGAGAGGCTATAGAAGTCAGGCACTTTCGGCACTTCGGGCGGCTGTTCTTTAGGAATCCTAGCTTCAAGATCTACAAGGCGCTTGCGGTAATCTTCGGCCTGACGCTCTGCTTCTCGCGCCTTCCAAGTCTTCTCGCTTATAGCCTTATCAAATACCTTCTGCTGCTCTTCATTAAAAACAGGTCTAGTGGATTGTTCTTGGTCTTCACCAGTATCCGTTGATGATTCGGAATCAGTTTCCTGATCTGCAGTTGCTACGTCTTCAAGCTCTAAAGCCTCATCGACCATATCTTCTGGTTGCATCTTATACCTACTGTTATGCCGTCAAATAAACGGTGACGTTCCGTGCCTCCATAAAAGCGTGGAGTACGCTAGTGGTCAAATATACCACAATTTGATAAAAAGCAATACTTTCATACAGCTTTTTTAAATCCGTGGCTACGGACAAAACAAGAGTTTTTTAATTGAGTTTTGTCCGTAGGCAGGTTTTCGTGTATTTTTATTGCAAATTCCTGCCTAGATAAAAACGCCAATCTTAGTTAAGGTGGAAGCGGCACTCCGTGCGAGGCTCCGATAGATTACCGCCCGTGGATTCGAACCACTATTACGCTTCCATAAATCGTTTATGCAATTCCTCTCAATGCTGACATTTCTTAGTTTGCTCTGCGAGCTTGTATATCTTTCAGCATCTCTTCAGTTATCACACCGCCTCTAGTGCCTCGGCGCAAAGTGTATTGTTCTTTCGCTAAAGTAGATGGATCAGCTCTAAGCAAAGAATCAACGCTGTCAAATCCTCTGGCGCTTACAAGATCAGGCATTAACTCAAAGACATTTATATCTTGCTCTCTCAAAATGCCTTCAGGTCTTCCTGCTAATCCTTGACCATAGGTGCGATGACCAGACACTTCAAACCTTGAATCACCATATGGATTTGCAATACCAACATTTTGAAGATTGAAATCAGGAGCGTTGTATTGAGCGCGATCACTTACAGCCAATCTTGCTTGTCCTATACCTAGACCTCCTTCGTTTCTCAAATCTCTATCCATAACTTGCAATAACGATTTTCTTGGATCGCCTGTCATTTCTCTAATCTGATCTATGCTTTCAGGATTATCTATTCCTTTCCACGTTGGATAGAATTCTTTTATGGTCTTGTCTGCTTGACTCTTTGCTTTCCTAGAAACAGCATTTCTAGCGTGAGTAACCATTACCTCTCCGGTCATAGTAGAGAAGTCTCCACCACTTGGGGCCATCCGGTAAGGCAACATAAGCACCTCATCAGCTATTGGCTTGCCATCTAATCCCATAAATGAGTTTAAAAAGGCTGATGTCGCTCCTCTATCTTGCGCCCAGACTTGTCCTTCTCTGCCTGCTGGGTTGGAAAACATAAAGTCTTGACCGCCTTGCAGCTCTACAGGCAAGTCATAATTAACTCCTTCAGCTCCAGTGATACGAGATCCAGCCTTTGTCCTATCTGCCATAGTTATTCTAAATGGCTTTCCTTCATAATCAAAAATACTAACTTCAGGACGCGCTATAGGCGATCCTTCATATGTTAGCTCTGTATCTGATATACGTTGCTGTTCTTTAGCACGACTGTCAAACCTTGGATCAAAGCCTTCATCTCCTATGCGAAACGTCTCTCGCAGCGCCGAGCCGCCAGCAATAGCTGAGCCTTGCCTGCCGCCGCCTGAGTATAGGTCTGTAGTATCGTAGTTGAGAGCCGAGCGTGTATCCGTATCTGGGAAATAGTTGACTCTTTCAATGATGCTTCCATCTGCATCGATTACTTCAGCACCTATAAAACCTTCATCTATATTTTTTTGAGTTAAATTCTGGCTGTATTCAGGATTTTTTTGAGCGACAATGCCCATCCCAGCCTTATCCATTAAAGAATACTGCTTATAGTTTCCACGCCTTGTTATATATGGGAAAACATTAGGGTCACTATAGTCTCCTGCTTCATTCCTAAATCTAGGAGCTGCCGTATTTGCATAGAAATCAGATATCCTAGATCCTTCTGGTGTAGCACCGTAGAAACCTTCTCCTATAAAACCAGAATCTCTAGCACCTGTTTTGCTAGATGTTGGCTGTCTTATATCGTCAGATGTGCCATGCAAGAATAGATTCTCAGTATCCATTCCTTGTCTTTCAAGCTCATCCATAGACTTTCTTTGGTCAGGCGTATAGTTAGCTGTTTTGCTTCCCATTGTGCCAAGAATTACTTGGTTGCTGGGAGTGTTCCTTACAGCCTTCATACCAGCGCCACTGCCTCCCATAACCAAAGTAGGATCAAACTCTACAATTCTCCTAGTTTCTGGATCATAGTATCGACCATCAGAGCCTGCTGCTCGCATTTGCTCGTCTATCATCTGCGGAACAGCTTTGACAACTCCTCTGATAGCACTGACAGCTTTGCCAGCAGCTTGCGATTGCTCGTTAGCATCACCAAAGAAGATGTCATTAAGAAAAGATCCAGCAGACCTAGCGCCTCTGAATGCCGGACTGTATGAGGAATCTATCTCAGTCTCACCGTACTGAGCCGGAATTGTTTCGACTATAGCTTGACCACTATCATCAAAGTCTACGATCTGGCTTTCCTCTTCGCTAAGAATTTCTCTACGAAAAGGTAGCAGCAAGCCGCCAAGAGTAGAGTCTCCACCGTACTTGTAGTTCTTCTCAGCCATTTGGTTAATAGCCGATGATCCTGCGCTGGGTCTACGTTCAGCCATTCTGCATTCTCGCTATCTCAGAGTCAGACATGAACCTCATTGCTTTGCGCTGGGCCTCTGCTCGCATACGCTCAGCCTCCGCTCGCTGCCTATCCATCATGTCAGCCATCTTCTCTTGATTGTCTAGCTCCTCACCCATTGCTTGGGCGCTTGTCCTATCAATCGTTGCTCCAGCCTCTTGAGCCTTGATCTGAGTTTCCATGCGCTTAGTCTCAGCGTTGAATGAATCTATCTGGTTGTCAGCCTGATCGCCTTGCATCTGCGTCTGGAGCTTCTGAGCTTCCAGTTGTAGCTTCATCTGCTCGTTCTGAAGTTTCGCTTGCTCTATCTGCGCTCGGAGCATTTCAGCTTGAGCCTTCATCTGCTCAGCCTGAGCTAAGACCATATTAGGATCTTGCTGCTGATCTGTTGGCTGCTGCTGCGCTTCCATCATTTCGTCTTCGGTCATTTGATCTTGTGGTATCAGGCCAGACGCTATCATCTGTGCGCGCTTGCGATCAGAGATCTGCTGAGCTGAAGCAGTAGCCACGTTGTCCAGTAACACATCACCAGCGATCTGAAGAATAGTAGGATCAACCTTGGCAATCTCAATGATTGTTTCAATAGTCTCCTGTTGACGATTCTTGAAGCTCGCACCAGCCTTGACCTGTACGTCATAGTTGCCGACTGACAGATCATTAACAGTCACCACATCGCCTGTCTGTTGGTCTATGACTTTCTGATTGATGTCAGCAACATCATAAGTATTGTCTTCCTTCAGCAGCCTTACAGTGCGCGCTGAGTCATAGATCTCTGGGATGGCAGCTACTAAGACGCGACCAGTAGCGCGGATGCCAAATTCCAACGCCTTGAAGTATTTAATCGTAGAGTTATCGCCTTTGTTCTGTAGAGCATTAATCGCAACGCCAGACTGATTCTGTGGATTATCGCCCATGTTGCTGCTGAACATGCCAGATGCGTAGGTAATCATGCCTCTCATAGCCTCAGACATTGTGCGTAACGCTGGGTTGATCTGTGCGCCGCCTTGCTGCTGAGGCACTTGCGGGAACTCTGGATCTACGTTGAAGAATTGCACCGGATCATGGTTGGTGTTGAGAGTCTGCAATGAATCCTCGTGGCCTGCCGCTTGTCCCATTGTCATCCAATACTTAGACCTTGGTGCAAGGCTAGTCTCTGCTACCTCACGGCTAACTGAGTAGTTCAGCACTCGTTGTGAGTCCATGAGCTTTTCTACCAATCCCCAGAAGATAGTCTTGTTCTCAAATATCTTGTAGTTGGCGTAAATCGGAATCACCGGAATCATATTAAAGACTGTCTTTTTCTTTGCTTCTAACCAATCACTAGCGTCAAATAACCGTGAACATACCTCTTTCTTGACGCGCTTACGCCTACGGGTTTCTGTCACTCCGATAGCTTTCAGTTCATCAGAGATCTTCTTGAAATCATCATTGACCTCATGCACCTGCCCGTTGGACATCATGACTAGCTCGCGCTCTTTCTCTTCGCAATACAGCAGCTCCCCTACGACTACGACCTCAGCTTTATCATAATACGCCTCGCCATCACGGCCTTCATCGACTGACTGACCAGATGCTTCAGGCCAGCGCCTGTCATACTCATCCTTGCCAATAGCATGCAGAACGAAGCAATACCGTGAATCAGACTTGTCTTGCTTCTCAGCCGCTGGATCAAACCAGACCCTATCAAGAGCATTACCGATAGGCTCAATGAACAGGTCTTGGTCAAAGCTATCCTGACTTACATACTTGTGAACAACGCGCCAAGCGCCGAACCCAGATGTAACCATGCTTCTGGCAGAATGACTGTAGACTTCTTTAGCATCAGACATAGACTCGATATTACGCACAATGCCAGAGTAGGTGTTGCTAATGTCCTTAGTGGAGTTGCCGCCAGCAGGCGAGACGTTTACATCAAACGAGGCTTGCTCTATCTCTGAGCAGACCTGATCAATTATCGGATTCACCATGTCAAAGCTGTAGCGTGGAGACTTGCTCTCACCAGCATTAGAATACCAATACGGCTCCCATTGACCATCACGCTTATCTACAAACAACGCAGCCTCACGGCCATTGTCGCGCAGGTCTTGGTCTGCTGATTGAGAAGACGATAGCAAATTAATAATATAATCGTGATCTTTGTACTTGGAGGAATCATAAGTATCCTCGCCGTACTCCTTCTTAGAGTCTTTCTCGTAAACGTAATTGTCTTTTTTAGCCATGATTCTTCCAGCCTGAGAAGTTAAGAGTAACCTTCTGTTGATTAATTGCTTTGGGTGAATGGAGCGACATCATAAGTGCGTCACCCATGTTAGGACTCGGTAGCCGATAAGGAGGCTTAGCCATCTCTATCTTGCTTAGTATCTGTATCTTTCCAGCATTGTTTCGCTTGATGGGTATGCGGCAGACTTCAGCTCTAAGCTGATCTATCGTAGCTATCTCCGAAGACAGGCTGATCATATCCTCTGGATTCACATACTCGCCTTTCTCAACTGCGCGGTGAGTAGCCTCAAATCTATCTCTTAGCCGCCACCAGTATTGCGCTCGCTTGTTCTTGAAAGTCTCACGGTTAGTCTTGTTCCTCTGTGTACCGCCTCTTGTATACGGCAGCTCTGGATCTTCAGCAGCCTCTGAGCCTTTGAACATAGAGTATGTGATGCCATTCTTTCCTGAGAGCGCCTGATCTACCTGACGCTTTAGAGAAACACCTAAGCCGTCAGCGTCCCAGATGAAGTGATCAGCGTTAGCTTTGAGAGCTTTGTCCAGCGCCCAATCCATACCTTCACCAGCATCACCTGTCACCATTTCACACACATCTAGGATGACGTTGCCATGTCTAAGCGTGAAGCCTTTACTGTCACCGCCTTCATCCGAAGGATCATGAGACGCAATTATAGCGCCTTCTGCCTTCCAGCCTAGCTTGATGTGGGCATCCACTGCCGACAAATACCACTCAACCGGAATGATGGAGTCAGCATTCTCGTCATACGTCTCGCCTTCCCAGACATGAGCGTAGAGAGCTGGTGACATATGCGCTTGGTCATATAGGCGCTCTTGCTCTAAGACTTCTGGGAAAGCTGGATTGTCGCTATGGTTCATCCAGACAATCGTGTGATGCTCGTCTTCGTAGACACCATCACGCCGCAACTCTTTCTCAAACGGCTTAACGAATCGCAAATAGAATGGATCAGCCGCTGACCTTGGGTTAGCTGCCATCCAAATTTCTGAGCCTGCCGTCCTGAGCGTAGGAGTAAGAGCCTTGAGGCTGGCCTCTGAGATTGTCTGGCTCTCGTCCACAAACACTCTGGAGAATCCATGATAGGACTTAACGCTCTCCGGTGATCTGGCAAGACCGATATACTTAAACGCAGTCTCACCACCGTAGCGGATCTCGTTGCGCTGTATCTCAAAGCCTTTCAAGTCTAGCCGTTCTATCTCAGCACAGAGCAGCGTGTGAATGGAGTCATCAATGCTGGCTTGGAACTCACGAGCGCAGAGTGTCTTGATGCCTTGCATCTGAGCAGCCTGTAGGCACAGATCACCCATTGTCATGCTCTTCCCGCTGCCTCTGCCTCCTATGCAAATCTTGTATCGCTTAGGTGGCAAGAAAGAAAGCATCTTCTTGGGGATCTTCATCTTGGGCATGATTGATGACTCGCCTTATTCAAATGTAGCCGTGTCTGAAGCTGGTGGCCTAAACGCTTTAAACTTCTTGGTCTTGTAGCCTCCAGACGCATACCGCAACGCTTCTGCTTTATCTTTCATCTTGAGGAAGTTATTGGTCTTTAGAGCAGAATCCATAGCTTTGCTATTATCTTCAAATTCCTTCAGCTTACCGCCAATCAGTTGAATGGTAGGAAAGACGTACCAGTTACCATCTTCATCTGTCTCTGCAGCCATCCGGTGAGATGAGACGCTACCATCTGAGTTCTTGATGTAAGGATAATTCTCAGGATTGTTAATCCTATCGATGAATTCTGGTTCAGCCATTATTCGTAAGTAGCCTTGTTTTTCTTCTTCTTGGCTTTCGATAAGGCTATGGCTATAGCAGTTTGTTGGTTTTTTCCTGCCGCCATCTCAGTTCTAATGTTCTTGGAGATAGTCTTCTTACTCTTGCCTTTTTGTAGTGGCATTATTCCATCACCTCAATAGTCCAGTGAGTATCAACATCGTGCTGAATTGCTGCGCCGTCAGCGCCTGTATGCTCTGTCCTGCTCTTCTCTGTCCAGCCAAGCGTCTGGCTTAGGTAGAGCTTCAGGCTTGGGAAATCCTTATCAAGAATAGCTTTGTCGCGCAGTGTCTTGGCGGCTAGTACACCATCCTTGTATCTGGCTCTAGTATAAGCGGTAAAAACTCGCTCATCTCTTTTGAAAATGTCTCGTAAGGTCTTGGAAGTTATAGAGAAATATTCAGCAAGCTGATCCTGTGTTATTACCGGAGCAAGCTCTTTGATCTCTTCTATCTCTTCGTCTGTAAAAACTCGCTCAGGTCTAGCCATTAGAGGAAACCATCCGTCTCAATTTGAATAATAGTTTGAGGAATATCGAGCGCAGTCCTTAGCTCTCGTCTAGCCATCGCTGCCACATACTCCTTGTGATCTTTATACCTGATCTTCTTGCCTTTAGACTTATCTGTGTCATAGATCAAAATGTAAAGATCGTCATCCTCTACTGATTTGGTTAGTAGATAATTACGATCTGGAGTGAAATCCTTGCTTTGCTCAAACAAGTCTCGCACTTTGAGTCCTATAGATTCTACCACACTATCACCTTTTGCGCCGCAAGAAAAACAATAGAACAGTAGCTTCTGACCTTCTGGAGTATCAACAAGCGTGACTGACATCGAAGGATTAGTATCATCGTGTACAGGACAACAGGCAGTCCACTTGTTAGTTCCTAACTGTCTGAGCTTGTCTAGCCTATCCAATACTGGCGCATACCATTCCATCATAGTCTCTTGCTCCATGCGATCTGGCGGCTCTTAATCCAGCTCAGAGCTTCTGGGATTGGCTCTCGTCCTATCTGCTTCAAACCGTTAGGAGCGCAAGAGAAAGCATCTATATACTTATGGTAAGCCCAGCCTTTCTTGTAGTTATGCTGATACCCGTAATGTAGAAGAGACGAGTACCATTCTTGCTTCTCCTTTTTGGTGAGTGTCTTGCGCCTTGTCTCAGCAGGAGACAGGTTCTCAGCCTTTACGAGCTGTGTGCCATCATCCTTGAGAGTTGGCGTACCAATAGGCAGCTCCCAGCCACATTTGCATCTCAGGCCAGTGAAGGCTCCTGAACACTGCTTGCAGTTGTGAACCACTGGCTCCTTCTCCTCCTTCTTGACCTGCTTGCGCTCATCATAATTCCTGTCACCAGAGTGAAGATCTTCAGGCACAAAAGTCTCAGGATACGAGCCGAAGTGAGCGAGATTGCCAGCATGATCTAAGACTATAGCTCGCTCCTTATTTGGATGGATGCGCCAGATGCGTCCAATGCGCTGAATCCAAGTGGTAAGGCTGCGAGTCTTGTAGCAGTCAATGCAAATCTCAACACCGCTATCATCCCAGCCAGTATTCAAGAGCCTGCTGTTAATCATCACCTTGTAAACACCATCTTCAAAGTCTTGGTACTTCAGATCTCTCGTGACCTGATCATCATAACCATCAATGTGTACTGCTATCTCTTGGCCCAGTGTCTCGTTGAATCGATCTACTAAGCTCTTGCTGTACGCTATGGATGGAGCAAAACATACAGCTCGCTTGGTCAGGCCGTCAGAGTGCTTGACGTAGTTCGATACTATGTCACCAGCCAGTGTGTCATCCTCTGCCATCCGACTTCCTAGCGCCTCTGGATCATAATCACGATTACCAGTAGATGAGCCTTTTAGCTTCACATCACTAAAGTCAGCAGTCCTGCCGTGGTAGTAGTCAGTCGGACAAAGCCAGCCTTCATCTATCAAGTCTTGTGGAGTCGTTGTCACTATAAGATCTTGCCATAAGCCTTCTGCTCCCATACCTCGACTGTACGGAGTAGCAGTAAGGCCAATGTATACGAGGTTGTTAAAACGCTTCATTTGGTTGAGCAGACCTTTGTACATCTGATGAGCTTCATCGATTATCGCAATGTCATAAGTGAATTGATTTCGCCTGATCGCTGTAGCTGTACTTACGATTTGGATATTCTCTTGCGGATTGTACCGAGTGTCATCTGCTTGAAGCACTGAGTAGCTTGCTCCAAGAGAATCAAACGTGGCTGTAGTCTGGCTCAGCAACTTCAATCTATCGCAGAAGAAGGCTACCTTCTTGCCTTTAGCTGCCGCATTGACAGCTATGTAAGCAGCTATATGTGTCTTTCCCATAGAGCAAGGAGCTGAAAGGATCACTCTCTTGTTGCCAGCTCGCAGACTATCGCGCAGAGCGTCAACAGCGGTGATTTGATGAGGTCTAAGGATTAAGCTGGTCATTTGGCTCCAACTCCTTGCAGACATCATTGTAGATGCCTTTGTAGTCAGGATGACCGTAATCGCTAGATCCGTCTGTCATTTGGTGAGTGTCCCAGATCACAACGTCTGAGCAGTAGCGAAATTCCGCAGCAATTAGATCCTGCTTGTCAGCTTTACTCACAACAAGAAACGCTCCAAAAATCAAAAACATTAAAAATCCAGCTTTTCGATTTGTCACTTGTCGTTCTCCTTATCATCTTTTATTGATGCTGCTCTGTAAGCCTTTTCAAAATCTGAATTCCAATGTTCATTGTGTGTTTTTTTAAATTCTTCAATTTGTTTAGATGTAAGTGGCTTTTTCATTTCTTCTATGATTTCTGATAATTTCATTTAAAAAGAACTCCTAGAAACGCCATATTCTTCGTAATAATCAAGCGGAGGCGGATTAAAGATGTCGCAATAGCGATTCCAGATTCTTTCCTCAATACCTTCTAAGATAAGATCTTTTGCTTTTTGATATGACTTATCGTACTTCAGGAAGAAGCTGTCGTGTCCCATCAGGCCAGCAAAAGCTTTTGCCATATCTGCCTGAAACTGGTCAAATTCAGCACAGGTCATATCTTCTGCTATCAGCTCATCGAGCGAGCCATTGTCTTCGATGTAAGCTACCGTTAAAAGATCCTTGTGAGCAGATGTAAGCTCAACGCAACGATCCTCTGCATTTACCATCTCTTCCACGTTGCCATTAATTACTGTTACTAAAGATTCCATTATTATTCCTCTAGTTGAAAAAAAACATTTCTTCCTTCAATACCTGTAGTATACAGACACCTACACTTATATCAACTTTATTCCACTATCTTTAGATAAATAACAACCACTCATCTGGATGCTCGCTCATGTCCATGCCAGCCTTGATAAGCTCCATCCTTTCTGGAGTCTCTACCACAGGCGCTGTGCAAGGTTTTGGGTTGGCTTGGAACATACCGCAGCCGTTGATCTTGAATAGAGCGGCAGACTCCTTGTAGCTGCCTTCTGGAGCATCGTTCTCCGTTGGCTCGTGGAATGCGTCCTGATCTTGAGGCTCGCCGCAGTGTGGGCAATAGACATTAAACATATTGATTCTCCTTATGCCCCCGCAGGGGCTGTGATTGGTTTAAACTGCGGTTGTCCAGTAAACGCCATGTTCACGACTATAGTTACCAATGCTGCGAATTCTTGTTTTGATTCCTTGATCTTTTAGTGTCTCTGAGAAAGCGAAAGCATCTCTGTAGCAATCAAATGTTTCTCTGTTTTTCTTCTCAGCTTTGACCGGAAAAAGATCAGTACCAAGGATCGCCGTAGCTCGCACCTTCATGTCTTCGCAATGAGCCAGCAGACCTGTTGCTCTGCGATGAATAGTGTATGTGAGATAAGTTTCAACAGCTTCTGCAAAATTCGTAGACGTCACGTTTTCAGCAGCTTTGTTGTAGTCTTCCTCGTTCATCATTCTTTTTTCTCGATAAGAACTGAAAGCGCCATTTAATATCAACACACTGACTGGAACTTTCACGATGTCGGCAGCAGTTTTGGCTAATTCGAAAGTGGCTTGCTCTTCCCAGCGTTCAATAGTGTCATCGAGATGTTCACGAGATATTTGAAGAGGCTGATATCCTGCGCCTCTGCAAGTGCCGCTGAAAAATCCATAATCGACTGTATACCCATGCTTAGCAATCTCACCTGTTCTAACATTGATGGCGTGTTCGCGACCGCATAATTGGCAAGTTCCTGTGTGTGTGTGAGCCATTTTGTATCTCCATTGTTGAGAAGCGTTTTGCCTCTCCATGACCACCATTTTACTGGTATCACACGCACTGTCAACTCATTTCACACTTATTGATAGGAAAATGTCATTTAGATGGTTTGGGACACCTAGTCCTATCTTTCAGCATGATCCGCAGTATTACTATTACCAGAACTCTTCATCATCCGTGATTACTGAGTCAAGTCTCCTATGTGTCCGCATAAACTGGTTTGCCGCCCGTCCTTTGCTGGTTGGGCGCGATCCCATCACTCTCGGAACACTGCGCTATCTGGGCGTTTAAAGGCTACCCATAGGCCATATCGCTGAGTTTCGGTCAGGATTTATCACACCGGATTGCCAATATACTCCAAAACTATAGTGATGTACAATACCCAATATATGCTGGTGTAATGTAGTTTCCCTGCTACATCTTGTATCTCCCATCACGAGCCGATACTCTCCGGTACACCAGCATTCTTATTTATCAAACTTTCTTAAAACCAGCTTGCACATGATTTGCACATCCTGTAAAGTCGTGACTCCTTTAACGAGAAGATGGGAGTCTACTCATGCAAAACACGCACTTCTGGACGGCGTTTGGCGCTGCTCAAGTCAACTTCAGATCACCGAAGAAATCTGGCATTAATGCTTTTGCCAACAATCACGCTTATCACAAGCTGGAAGATCTTCTTCCTGCCGTTATTTCTGCTCTCAACGAAGAGTCGATTATCTTTCGCTTCGCAGACATTAATAAAGCGGATGAGGCTGGCACTCGTATCATTATGACGCATTTGCCTAGCGGCCAATCTCATGAGCAAGAATGCTTCGTTGACAAGAAAGAACGCAACGCCCAAGCAACGGGGGGCTGCTACACCTACGCAAAGCGTTATCTTCTGAGCAGTCTTTTCCTAATTTCAGATCCGAAGCTCGATGATGATGGCGATCATGCTACTCACGGCAATCGAAAGAAAACTGCGGCAAAACCAAAAATTGCTAGTGACGATGTTATCGCTAAGATTAAAAAAGATCTTGCCGAATTCAATATCCCAGAAGACAAGGCACTTGAGAAGGTAGGAGCTAAGACTTGGGTTATCACTAACGAGCAAGCAACAATTATTCAAGGCCGAATTGATCAACTCAGGTCTAAGAAATGAGAGTTCATTATGTCGAGCAAGGCACTGATAAGTGGCTGGCACTGCGAGCTGGGTGCATAACTGCATCTAGCTTTAAGTCTCTAGTTACCAGCCGAGGCGAGAAGACAGCCACCTCTACTCGTGACACTTACCTTAACCAAGTCATTGCTGAGAGGATGACAGGAAAGCCTGTAGACACGTTTAAGAATGCCGATATGGAAAGAGGCAATGAGCGTGAAGGCTCAGCAAGAGATCTGTTTGGTGCGATTATGGAGGTAGATGTCAAGGAAGTAGGATTTCACCTTCATGATGACTACGACATTGGCTGTTCTTCTGACGGACTATTCTGCTTAGACTCTGACACGGGCGTAGAGATTAAGTCACCACGAGCCTCTACCCATATTAAGTATATGCGTAACAAAAAGCTCCCTACTGAGTATATGCAGCAAGTCCAACTGAGTATGTGGCTGCTTGAAGTCGATAAGTACTTCTTCTTTAGCTACCATCCAGACCTAAAACCGCTGATCGTTGAAGTAAAACGCGATGATGAGTATATCGAGAAGGCTGTGCCGATTCTAATTGACGCAGCCAAATATGTTAAATCCGAAACGGAGAAGTTAAATGTCCAACCAATTTTCCACGCTTACAAGCGTTAATAAGAGTCAGTACGATGACAGCTACTATGCCTCTATAGACCCAGAGGCTCTAAAGTCTCTGCTTGCAGCTTATGAGCAAGGCGCTGTTACTCTTAATAAGAATGGCAAGATCAGTCTTAAAGGCTGGAAGAACGAATCTAAGGATGGCGGTCAGCCATACATATCTTTGAAGTGGGCAGCTCCGCTTGAAAGCTCACCAGCGGCTCCGGCGGCTCCAGCGGAATCAGCGACATTTGAGGACATACCATTCTAATGAAAGTTATAGACCTTAAAGAAGCAGATATCAAGAGAACTGCATCGCGGAGCAAGTACGTTGCGCGATGGCTTGAAATTTCAGAGACAGAAGCTCTGTCTTTTGATGATTATGAAGATATGAGGACTGCGTACTATTCGATAAACAGCTATTGCCGAAACCACAAAACAAAATACAAGGTGAAGCAGTTTTCGGATCAGTCTGCTGAGCGTTATCTGGTATTGAAGGTTAGAGAATGAAAATAACCGCTGCTGATAAATTCTTTAGCAAGTGTGTGAGATCCAGAACGAACTGGTGCTGCGAAGCCTGCGGCACACAGTATGAGGAAGGATCTCAAGGACTGCACTGTAGCCACTACTTTGGGCGCAGAGCATACGCTGTACGTTTCGATCCTATGAATGCTTTCGCTCATTGTTTTGGCTGTCATCAGAAGCTGGGAAGTAATCCTAATGACTTCCAGAGATGGGCGCTTAATGCTTTAGGTGAAGGAGCGATAGATATTTTACAAGAGAAGCGTGAAAACATCAGTCTGGCTAAAGACTATAAGAAGAACCTAAAAGACGTTGCCAAGCACTACAAAGAGCAATTTGAGCTAATTCAAGCAGCACGAAAAGAAGGCAACGATGGAAGAATCGAATTCGTGGGATATATTTAATATGAGCGTAAACGAAGGTCAGCACTGGATAGTTAACTCAGATCACGCTATGAAGATGTTCAAAGAGCATATAGACAAGCTGTATGCCAAAGACAAATACCTAGTCATCAAATGGTCAACAGGAAAGCAGCGCAGCTTAAAACAGAACTCCGCGCTCCACGTTTGGTGTCAGCTCATGGCTGATGAACTCAATGCCGCTGGTCTGGGCATGGAGAAGGTCTTAGAGCATAAGGCATCTATTGATTGGACTATGGGAGGAGTTAAGGAACACCTTTGGAAGCCTGTGCAAGAAGCTATGACAGGCAAGGACTCAACAGCGTCAGTTGATAAGCTAGACTACGTTAAGGTCTATGAGACTTTAAACCGTCACTTCGGTGACAAGATGGGCATTCATGTGCCGTGGCCTACCTTTGAAAACAGCAATACTTGAGATAGATCCGCTGTGGCATGAAATAGCCGCCGATAGTCCTGAATCGCTTAATGGACGGTCTGTTAATAAAAACTCGTATGCCACTGGCGTTATAGGCGAATTGGCTGTATCTCAGGCACTGGCAAGCCTTGGGATGACTTACAGCCATGATGATACCTATGACTACGATTTCCTTGTAAATGGCGTAAAATTAGACGTAAAGAGCAGCGCGTCTAGGTTTGCCAGAGTAGGAGGAAATAACAGCACATTACTTACAAGCTATTTGCAGAATCAAGATTGCGAAGCCTATGCTTTTGCTTCTGTGTCTTATGCTGAGAATCTGGTATACATAATGGGCATTTGCGCTAAGTTCTGGTTTTGGGAGACAGGATGTGCGACTGATTATAAGGCTGGTGATATAATAGCTGTTCGCTCTATCAAGCAAGACGCAAGAATAATGAAGTATAAGCACCTGACTAGCTTTTATGGTTTGCCATTATTATTAGAGGCACTGAAATGAAACAATTAGACTTTGAAATCAAAAGCACAGCAGAGATAGAAAAGTGGCTGGAAAAAGCAAAGGAAAGAATGCCAGAGAATGACTTTAATCATGTTGCTACGCTGGCATTCAATTTAGCCAACATGGATGAATTTATATTTGGAAACGATGAAGTCAGCGATAAATTTATGCACTATCAGGCGCAACATTATTACGGAGGAGTTTTGCATTAAGAATATGATCCCGTCTCGATCATATCAGCTAACTCTATTGCTCTCTTGCCTGTTTGTTTAGCAAACTTGCTAAGCAACAACTGAATAGATGCTTCCTTATAATCAGCCTCTTCAAAGGCTAAAATCATCTTTTGAAATCCACGGAATCTTGTTGCCCCAAGACAGAAGAACGCATCTATAACCGCTTCTTGCCTTGTCTCATCCAGATCTCCAAACCAAACATATTCTTTGCTTAGCTCCTTTATACATCTCAGGATATCATTAGACAAAAGAAAATCTACTTCATCAGGAGAGATTCCTAGACCGCCTCTCGCATCCACGTTGCGACCAACTCCGATTGTCTGACGGTCTGCTGAACACAAATAAACGTGTGTCTCCACGCCTTCATGTCTCTTGAGCATTTTAATTAGCTTATCCATTATTTTTCTCTGCTCACACCTTTGGTTTTCTCAAATGAGCGCATACCACCTAAGCCCAGCATAGCCATCAGCAGCGTTGTCAAAATGGACGTATCTACTTCTGGAACTGTTAGCCAAATTCCCAGTATTGGAGAGATGATTGTAGAGTAGGCCAAGGCAGAGATAGAAACCCACCCGCACATTGGACGCCAACCCGACACAAAGATGCTAGGATGCGCTGCTTCGGCCTTGTTGACCTCGATCTGAGCAGTCATCTGCTTATCTGCAAGTACCGCCAATTCGTGACTTAGCTTCTCGCGCAAGTCTTTGTCTGGAATTGCCTTCTCCAGAATTGTCATTGCTGGGCCAATCAGAGCAGTAATAGAGGATAACATTTAGACAAATACCAAAAGCGCAAAACAGATTAATATCAGAACTAAAACACAGCCGACAATATAATCCTCTGTCTTACCTATGCGCTTAGAAACTAAAATACCAACTTTGGCTAATGCGCTTTTTATCATTTCCATTTTAAAATCCTCAGTTAATAGCGAGAGTAAATACTAATCCTGCAATGGCAATCATTAATATGAATAGCCCAGCAACAAGTTTTACAGCCAGATAGAAGTCATCATTCTTTCTATCTTTTATTATCTTTCTGCGGCGATTAGCTTGAGCCAAATTAAAATCTCTATTCTTTTGAATATTTGCTGCATCTTTTTTAACTTTAGCCCATTTATGTGACTTGCCTTGCCGTGAATACTCTTTGCCGATACGCGACATCATGTCATCTATCTTTTGAGCTTGCTGCTCTATATGGATGGCTTCTTCCAGAGCAGAGCCTGCATAGCCGCCTTGGTTTCTTTTTACTTCATCAATCTTAGCTTCAATCTCTTCTTTTGACGCGAAGAAAGAAGATATTTCACTACCCATTGCCTCGATGTCTTTTTTTCGGTCAAGACCTGTCCTGACCATTTTACAGGCTGTATCGAGTCCTTTTATGAGTAGAGCTATTTCGCCTATCATTTTTCATTGCTTAAAGTTGAAGTAAGCGCCAGCCATTAGCGTGGCTAAGAAAATTGTAGTCAAAGCCTGAACGATGGTTTTGCCTACTGTACGCTTTGCAGACCGCCAAGAATCTAGCAATGAGCGAAGCTCGGAGACATCAGTCAGCAAGTCTTTATCCTCGCTGCCAAGCCCAATATTTCTTAAGGCTTTTTGTGCGCCTAGCTCGGCCGACTGCTCCACCAGTTTAGCCATCTCTTCCTTAGTCATTACACAATCCGAACTTTATAGTTACCAGCATTGTCAGTATTTCCATTTGTCTTGCGGTTGTGCAGTATTTCTCTAACCCACGATAATGCTCTAATTGACTAGACATACGATAACCTTGGTTTGAATTCGGTACTACGGGGATTCGGCGCAATACCGCCCCATTACTACTCTTCAAGGATAGTATTTAAGTCTGCTGGCGGCTCAATATAATCAGGGTTTATAGACCATGTACTATTGATGTATTTATACTTATCCCCAAACCAATCAGCGGGCGGGGCTACTCCCTCAACTAGAGTGGCGTTACTGGAATCCATGCAAGCAATGATTAATTCTAAAGAATCGGTTTCGCCAACATTTATTAGCTTAGATGTAATATCAACAGGAGTGTCATCAGCAAAGACAAACTTAGATAGTGATGTTGCGGTTTCTATAATTGTCTTCATTAACTTATCCTTTAATAATAAAGCTGGTGGATGATATTGCCGTACCTGCTGTTACATTTTCATATGAAGCAGTAAGCGCGAGAGAGCCATCCCCCTGAATATAATACTTCTTGCCCGCCGTAAGTCCCGACTGAGCATCATCTACGGAACCCACAAGCTGAACTGTCGCTGTAGTCCCAGTAGAGTATGCGGCGTTAGATACTCCTATAAAGTTCTCTGAGGTCAGCGTGGTTGTGTAAGTCGCTGGGAAATATGACATAGAGGATAAGTCATCCGTACTGGAGATATAACTAACTACTATTGACCTGCTTCCCGAAGCGTAGGTTAACTTTAGCGAGGTAGTCCCCCAATCAGTCGTGTTTGCGTCTGTCGCGAAGGTCGTACTAGCACCTACCGTCACAGATGTAGCCGACATAGTCATGTTTGCTATCTTGCAATTACTAGAGACAGTCCATGCAATGATAGGAATTTGCAATGATTCGTCATAGGCCAGTTGAACCGCACCCACGCTGGTAGCAAAGATTACTGATGAATTAAAGGTGACGTTAGTGGAGTTGGTTGTCACTGTTCTGACATAAGCTGCTCCATTATAGTTATAAACCAAGCAGATTCTGGATACGCTAGGATTATAAACTAACTCAATCCTGCTTCTGCTTATATAAGACCCCATTGTCTGTGCGGTGGATGGGGTTAAGTATTGATTGCTACCACTTTGAACGCAAACCTGTGACTGGCCCAAAGCGGAAGAATTTGAATACATGACCACTGATTTATTTGCGCCGACATCATAAGCTGCGCCAATATTCGTACCATATTGCGAAGATATTACAGTCTTAGTCCCGTAGGTCACTGTAGCGCCTACCATAGTAAAGATTGTCGAGTGGATATAGTTTGAGTCCGACCTATAGAAAACTGTAACTTGGTTTGTGCTTGAGTTATATACAGCTTTATGATCCCAGACAGTGTTGCTTCCCGCGTATTGCGACTGACTGCCAACACTAATCGAACCGGAGCTTCCTACAGTTAGAGCCTGCGCCCTGCCGTATGCGCTACTGTTATACCAGCCAACTAGAAAGTTTTCTTGGTCTGGATTATAAATAATAAAGTTTGGAGAACCTATTTCTGCGGCTAGTTGAACAGGCGTTCCGTAGACAACGGTTGTCCCAGTTTGTGTGATTGTCATTGCATATGGATAGCCGCTTGTCCACGGAAAGACTACAACTGTAACCTTATTTACTGGGTCATAGTCTTGCCAACATTTATATCGCGAAATATCAGTCGTAGAAAACAGGTTTTTTGCACCAAGACTTGAGCCTGATACAGTTTCAACTACCGCGCTAACTGTTCCGTTTGAATTAACAACAACAGGGTCACCATCTGCTATAGCTCCAGATGCCGTAGCGGTAAGGCTTGGCGCTGCCGATATTTCACCCCACGATGCACTGGTAGCGTTTGTTGTTAAATACTTCCCCGCGTTTCCTGCTTGCGAGGGTATCTCGTCAGGGCTTGCGGCGCTTGTCCAGTTAGTGCCATCAGATGTCAGTACATTACCGCTCGTTCCTGCTGCTGTAATGCCTGTTCCTCCGTTAGCTGCCGGAAGTGTTCCTGTTACCCCAGAAGCTAAGTTAATATCCGCAAGCGTACCGCCGAGCGTTAAATCTCCAGAGCTTGTTACCGTGCCTGTTAGGGTTAGCCCGCTAACTGTTCCTGTGCCACCAACAGAGGTGACAGACCCAGACGCGTCTAGTTGCGTCTGTATGTTGGAAGTCACGCCGTCTGTGTAGTTAAGCTCAGTCGCTGTAGCTGTTAAGTCGCTTATCTGCGACACAGTAATGGACGTAGCTACCGGGGCAACATTTGCCCATGAGGAGCCTGTATAGACCCTCATCACATTGCTTGAGGTATTGAAATATAACGCCCCAGTTAAAAGAGCGTTACCGTCATTATCTACCGAGGGGTCGGAGGACTTGTCACCAAGATAGCGATCATCAAAGTCATCATAGGTTGCCGCAGCAGCAGCCGCTGAACTTGCCGCAGCACTAGCAGATCCAGATGCCGCAGTAGCAGAACCGGCAGCAGTAGTGGCAGAACCAGCCGAAGATGTAGCTGATCCCGCACTAGCCGTTGCTGAGTTGGCACTAGCCGTGGCGCTATTGGCAGAGTCTGTTGCAGAGCCAGCACTGGCAGTTGCAGAGTTGGCGCTGGCCGTGGCGCTATTAGCCGCAGCCGTTTCGCTCGAAGCCGCAGCAGTAGCACTATTCGCAGCAGCAGTTGCACTTCCACCAGCCGTGCTCGCAGAACCAGCAGCAGCGGTAGCAGAACCAGCCGAAGCAGTCGCAGAGTTGGCGCTATCCGTGGCAGAACTCGCACTATCAGTCGCAGAGTTAGCAGCATTAGTCTCTGAGGTAGCGGCAGCAGACGCGCTGTTAGAGGCAGCAGTAGCAGAACCAGCAGCAGCGGTGGCACTACCCGCAGCGGCAGTAGCAGAGCCAGCAGAAGCCGTGGCACTATTGGCGCTAGCGGTAGCAGAACCGGCAGCAGCAGATTCAGACGCAGCAGCAGCAGTTGCAGACCCAGCAGAAGCCGTGGCACTACCAGCCGCAGCAGTCGCACTAGCAGCAGCCGCAGCACTCGTTCCTACCCACCAGCTCGCGCTTGATGCGGGGACGTGGTTAAGGTTAGTCGCCTGAAGAGATGTGTATAGAATACCGTCCGTGCCGACCACGTTCTCATTAATTGCGTATGTTCTGGTAGATAACCAAGCAAACGCCAGAGATGCCCAATATGCAGTAACTGTTGATGGATTTTGATTAAGATTAGTATTCTGTAAAGATTGGTACTGAGTCGTGCCGTAAGTAACAACATCCCCTACACTGTAAGTAATCCCCGCATTCCACTCTACTGAGTACAAGAGCGTCCAAAAGCCAGACGTAGTAGTAGGATTGTTATTCTGATTGCCGTTAGCTAATGAACGATAGTAAACACCATCACTACCTATAACCACTGCGTTTGCTGAGTAGATTCTAGTTGCTACCCAAGCATCACCGAAGTTTGTTCCTGTCTCACCAATAGGATCTCTGACAAGGATCTGAACATTGTTTTTGTCAGTAAGGATGCCTTTAGCATTACCGTTAAAGAAGATGTTTGGCTGACGGCCTGCAGCAGTAAGGATAACTGGATTTGTGTTAGGAATGGTTAAGTTGATGTCTGCAAACGTAGTTTTAGCCGTAGTTGTGCCAGACTCGTAGAAGTACAGCTTACCACCGCCTAGAGGATCGCCAGCGTCATCAAAATATTGTGCGTTTATTTCACCGAATCTAGCCATTATCTCATTTCCTCATTAGTCGCTGCTGCTGTTCCTGCGCCGAGTGCGCCGCCAGTAGCTGGTATCTCTGGCCTTAATCTTCTTGCTCTTCCTGCAACGTCACTCACAATCGGAGCTGCTCCAGATAGAGCCACTCTTTCTTGTCCTGCTTGTTTTGCGCTTTGAACAAAAGCGCCACCAAAGTCAAGAAGAGCTTGAGCAAACCTTCCTCCAAATCCTCTCATCGTGTTTTCGAGTTGTTTTACAGCTCTACCCGTAGGCCCAGACCCAAGAGCTGTTCCACCAATAGGTTCAATAATTTTTGATACATTCATAATATCTTTGATAAAAGAAAGCTCATCTTTGTTAAAAATAACTTTAAGCTTATCCATTCCTATTCTTTTTAAAACAGACTCCAATCCTGCGCGAGTCATTTTTTGGCCTCCAAGTTCTCCTAATGGGCCTTTAAAAGCTTCATTCCTAATATAGTTTATAGTTTCTGCTCTTAGGTCTGACCATGCCTTAGCGCCTTCAGTGCTAATAAACTTACCTCTGCCAACAATGTAATTTTTCAAAGCACGAAGATCAGATGACGTATATCCTTTCCCAGCAACAACTCTATTAAATACATTTTCAGAAGATATCTTTTCTTCTAACAAATCTCTTATTAAGCTTTTTTGATTTTTAGAAAATTTGCTTAATTGATCTGCATCTAATCCTCTCTTAAATTCTCTGTATGCGTCACGACCTCTCTTGTAAGCATCTCTTCCTAAAGCTCTTGTAACATCATCATCAAGAGCCTCTTTGACATCTCTTATTATAATGCGAGCAGTACCATTAGCTCCGTCAAACAACTGGTTAGCATATTGTCTTACTATTTCTGCTTGTTGAGGTGTAACCATAACAGGCCCATCAGGAGCGGCTTTGCCTTTAGGTATATCAATTCCTAAATCTTGCTTAACCTGACCTCTAAGAGCTTCGTATGTTCCAACAGACCTTTTATTTAATGGCTTGAATGTATGCAGCTTTTCTAAAAAACCACTAATATTAACGCCAGCAGAACCTTCTAAAACCTCGTCTGCTTCTCTGTAGAGTTTGCCTATCTCATTGTCTAGCTTAGTAGCCTTAGCTATAACAGCAGTTTGTATAGGAGCAAGCTCAGAACTAACAACTCCACCTGTTTTTGCTTCTACAGTTTCAAATGCTTCACCAATTCTAATTTGTTGTTGTTCTAACGCAGTTGTTACTGGGCCTGTCTCTTTCGCCAAATCTTGTTGCTTTACAAAGTCATCAGTTGTGCGAGTAATTTGTGCTTTTGTAGGCGTTAATTTTAAACGCTTAAATAAATTATATCTTTCAGCTTGAGCTTGAGTAGGCTTACCAGAAACTAAAAACTCATCCATCCTTTTTGTAAACTCAGCAATATCATCTGCGCTTCCAGACAGTCCTAAAGATCCTGTTTCAGCCAACTCCATAATTTCATCAAAAGCCGCGCTTTCTATATTTTCTGTGCTAGAGTTTTGCCTCATCTCTCTAATTGCTTCACGCTTAAACTGTCCAGTAGATTCATCAATTACGTTAGCTGGGCTTTGCTTGCCAGTAAGCCTAGAGTATACCTTTGATCCAAGATTAAATACGCCACGACCAAACACATCGCCAGCCATAACAATCAATGGAGTTGTAGCAAGCCTAGAAGTTTGTAAGTCTTCTCCTCTAATCGCTCTTTCTGCTACGTTGCCCATCTCTGTAGAAAGACCAATACCGCCTTGCTGCAAAGCACCTTTAACCAGTGTAGTCGCTGGAGAAGCCAGAAATGGAGCTGCTTCTTCTACAAAACCCATTACTCCTCTGCCAGCCCGACCAATATCACCAGCACTTAGACCGCCACGATTCAAGTAACGCTGTTCACCAGCGCGAGTTTGAACTGTTGGCCTTCCATATCGATCTTCGGATACCTGAGCGCCAGTATACTTGCCAAACATTCCTTCGCCTGAAGAAGATAATGGGCCAGAACTCAGTTGATCAATGTATGCTTGCGCCTCTCTTGGGTCTGTAGGCATCCGCAGAGCTGACTCTACTTCTGGAAAGTCTTCTTGGAAGCGCGGAGAAATAGCCTCTTGTACAGCGCCCATCATACCTTGGCGCGGTCTAATTAAACCGTCTTTGATAGCAGCATCAAGAAGAACTCTGGCATCTCCAGTAAGTTCTTGATCTCTGCCTGCGTCTACTATCTTTTGCAGATCAGAAACAATTTCATTTTTAGTTGCCATTAAAGAACCTCTGACGAATTGAGTCTATTAATTACTCTATCAAGTTCGCCTTCAGGCTGCATAAACGAAGGAACTCCTCCGGTTGGTATATCTATGTTAGGAATATAATCTTCCAAAGCTCCTTGTGTTCTTGCATCTATTAAAGCTTGATATTCATTTTCAGCCGCTTGTTGCTGTCTAATAAAAGTTTCAAGAAGATTAATGTTTACAGTTTCATCTCTTCCTATACCAAACAAAGCCTTCTTTGCTCCTTTAACATCGTCATCTGTTGGCCTAACTTCTCCAGTAGCTTTAAGTCTTTCTCTAGCTGCAAATTCTGCAAAAGAATCAAGAGCCTCATCAAATTGACCTTGCTCCGAATAAGTTCCAAAAGGTAAAAAACTAGCTAATTTTCTTCCAGCTCCAGAACCTTTTTCGCCAGACCTGAATGCGTTAAGAAATTGTTGTGCCGTTTCCATTCCTGTCATGCGATTAGCTCTTGCTTCAGCTAACTCATTTAACCTTTTCAAATTTGCTTTTTGTGCTTCAGTTTGAACCGGAGAAAGTTTGTCGGCGTCTACCGCTACTCTTCTTGCTTCTACTGCCGCTTTTCTTGCTTCTTCTGCTGCGGCTCTTTCTTGTTGTAAGTCTTCTTGTTCTCGATCTGCCCTCGCAATTGCTGCTTGTTGAGAACTTAATCCAGCATACGGATTAACAGTTTCGGCAGGACGAGAACTCACTCCTTGTATAGGCCCAGCAGCGCTAAGAGTTGAGCTTGGCAGTGCATTGCCCAAACCGGATATCTCACCTCGCTGCCGCATCTGAGCAACTAGATCAAGGCTTAAACCAGCAAATGGGCCGTTTACATACTTCTCTACGCCGTCAATAGTAAAGGTTTGGTAATCAGCAGCACTTTCTGTGCTTGAAAGAATATTAGGCTCGCCTGTGCGCGTATTAATGGTTGCAGAAGATCCCGTAGGAATTCGATATTGCAGCATCTCTGCGTCAGTCATTGGCCTAATTGCATCTTGAGCCTCGCCTTGATAACCAGAGACGGTAGTTGCTGTTGGTGCGCCACCCATACGCCTACTGATCATCTGGCCTTGACCTGTAACGAACTTCGGATCAATAGTCTGCTCAGGCAAATTGTTAAGGAAGGTGTCGATCTCGCCCATTACTATGTCTGGCCTGCCGCCTATAAGAGCATCTCTTAGCATCTTGGTGTCTTCATAATCTTCGCCACCTTCTTCTAGCAAGTTCATGCGATCAACAAGGATGTCTACAGCTTTTGGCATATTCTCTTTTCTTATAGCATCTTGAATAGAATTTGCGTCCATAACTGTAGCTTGCAAAAGCTGCATATTTTTTTGCTGTCGCTGGTTTTCTCTGGATTCAAAAAATTCGTCACCTCGGCCTACAGTAAGTGCGCCAAAGCCACGAGCAACAGTCCCTACCCTATCTGCAAAGCTAGGTTTTTCTCTAGGTATCGGCCTAAAATTATCCTGAGATGAAACAGAGCGCGTAATAGGCTGTCTATTACTCTGGGTTCTTTGAGGAATTGCCCTAGAGATAGACACTGGCGCTCCTCCAAGCATTGTTTCAACTTCATCAGCCATTTTATAAAATCCTTGTATAATCTACGAGGCTATCAGCCTCTTCAAATCAAGACGGTATGCTTGACATGAAATTTGGAATAATGCCTTTAACCTGACTTGTTCCACCCAAGCTGGCTGGGTTGTAAGCTGCGCCAGTTCCTTGGGCTATTCCTGCAAGTTGACCAGCAGTACCACCAATCAAGCCAGACATTCCAGCACCTGCACCGCCTTGAATCCCAGCTAAAATATTAGCCTGTTGACCGATCAGATCAGACATACCGATACCTTGATCGCCTTGATACTGAGCAAGAGCGTTTACTTGGCCTGTAATGTTTCCAGCAATATCACGGCCTGCTTGCATCCTGTTTTGAGACATTGCGCCGCCAGTGCCGTACAAGTAGTCACCGACTGTCATACCACCAGTGAGGCTTATATCGCCAAGCTGCCTGCCAGCTTCAGAAGCTAACCGAGACTGCGCCAAAGACCTTCCACTTGCTATGTCGGCTAACTGAGCGCCTGCTCCTGTAAGAGCCTGCATTCCCAAAGTGCCGCCAGTAACGCCAATGTTTCCTAGTTGCTGACCAGCACCCGTCAGCGTGTTAAGTCCTTGCTGACCTGCCAGTGTTCCAAGTCCTGCCAACTGCTGGCCTGTGCCAAGTTGTGATTGTCCTATTTGACTACGCATTGCAGCTAACTGCTGAGCAGCTTGAGTCTGTAAGTCTGCCTGAGCTGCACCGCCTTGAGCAGCATACTGAGCCGCGCTACCACTCGCTCCAAGACCTTGAGATCCTAGCTGTTGTAAGTTAGCTATCTGGTTTTGTAAATCTTGAGAAGCAAGTCCGGTATTGAACCTAGATAACTCTTTCATGACGTTGCCGCCGCCTACACCGCCTCTAGCGGCTGCTGTGCGTAACGCTGCTCTTTCGCCTTGCTCACGCAAGAACTGCTGCTGTGGGCTGTTCTGGAAAGCCTGATTAAAAGCATCCTGTCCTGACGCGCCAGATAAAGCTGCCTGTTGCTGAAGCGCCGCAGTGCCTGCCTGACGGTACGGATCAAACATCTGACCAGCTTGACCAAGACCGAGACTAAGTTGCTGAGAAGCGAGATCACGAGCCGCCGTGACATTGCCCATTCCTTGTCCGTATTGTTGATTTGCCGCTTGTTGAGCTGCCTGAAGATCAACTCTAGCGCCGCCTAGACCTTGATATAACGCTCCAAGTCCAGCCTGTGTGCCTCCCAAAATATCTTGCCTCGCCGCGCCAAGACCAGTACCTAAAGCCTCTAATCCTAATCCAGTGCCTGATTGAATCAAGCCACCAGCTTCTTGAGCGCCTCGTGTTAAATCCTGACGAGCAATCTGGCCTCCACCAATAATATCTGCTCGTGCTTGGCCTGCGCCTGCCTCAATAGCTTGTGCAGCAGCCGTAACACCGCCAGCTAAGGCGCGCTCTGATCCAGCCAATCCAGTTTGACCAGCTCCTCCTGCTCGGCCTCCTACCGCTGTTGGAGAAGCGACAGAAGTTGTTCCAGAAGCAACTCCAGCGCCAGTTCCTCCCACTACAGAAGTCCCAGCTACTGTACTTCCCGTTCCTGTAGACGATGTGCCTGTGCCTACTCCTGTAGCGCCTGTTATATCTGCTATATTTGTGCTTACGCCTGTATTTGTAGCGCCTCCTGCTCCAGCAGCGCCTGCTGCTGCGCCTGATCCTGCTGCTGCTCCTGCTGCTCCAGCTCCAGCTCCAGCGGCTCCAGCTCCAGTGCCAGCGGCAGCGGCTCCAGCGCCAGCAGCGCCTGTTGCTGCTGCTCCTGCTCCTGCTGCTGCTGCACCGCCATCTTTTGCTTCGTTATAAGCTGCTTGTACGTCAGCTAATGGAATGCCTGTGGCTCTTGCCATATCGTCAACAGTTAGACCTAAATTGTCCATGTGACCAGCTATCTGTACAGCAGAGTCAGTAGTTTCTGCGGCATAACGCTTCAATAGGTTGTCTGGAATACCGTTAGGAAAATCTTTTAACGCTTTTTCAACACCGCCTTTCGCTATGTCTTCAATTTGAACCATCTCTTGGGCGCGAGTGTATCTAGTCGTAGCCGCATCTAATGGATAATTTACAGCGGCGGCAGCTTGTTCAATACTTACATTCTGCTTAACCATCTCTCTGTAAACATCTTGATCGTTAGTTGCCTGTCCTGAATTAACATAGTCAAGAACATTCTGAAGACCAGTTTGTGCCGCAACTTCTGTTGCTGCTACTTCAGTCGCTGCCAATGCTGTCGTATTAGCCTGAGCTGCAACTGTTGCCGCCTGAGCCTGAGCTGCCGCTGCTTGCTCTGCTGCAATATCTGCCGCCGTAGGCCCACTCAGTGCTTGGTTATAAGCCGCTCTAGCATCTGCCGGACTAACTCCAAATGTCTGCGCCAAAGAGTCAATATTAGCTCCGGTCTGTTGTATCAATGTGGAGATATCAGTCAAGGACGCATTTGGATTGCCGTTCATATAGTCAATTACTATGCTCTCTGGCGTTATACTTATCCCGCCAAGACCTTCCATAAAATCTTCTTCCATTAGTATCGCCCCATTGCTTGTAACTCAGCCAAGGTATCAGGATCTATTCCCATGCCAGCCAAGGCATTAACGGCCTGATCTCTGCTAACAGAGTTATTTGTAGAATTATTTGTAGAATTATTTGTAGCGCCTAAACCTAGATATGCAGGATTAGCCACTGCGTCAGGTAACTGCTGCTGAGCAAAAGACATATCGTAGCTGCCTTCAAACGGCTGCAAGCCTCCATAATTAACATTACTGCCTCTTATCGCCTGCTCGTACATAGGCATACCTGAAAGCAAAGAGTTCTGAGCGGCTACATTGCCACCGACAAAAGCATTAGCTTGTTGGGGCATTGTTTGCCCGTAAACATCTAATCCAGCTTGCTGGCCTGCCGTCAAAGCGGCAAACTGAGCTGGCATAGCGTTTTTGATGTCAGTTCTAGCTGTGGTTTGTTGGCGCTCCATAAACTTCAATAATTCTGCATTTGACTTTGATTGAGCCTTGATGCCTTTATCTGATTCGCCGCCGAATAACGCTGTAACTAATTTACTCATATCTGGCCTCTAATTCTTTTCTGGTTATTCCGAGAATCCACTGATCGTATATTTCGCCGTTTTTCTTAAAAGACTGCCTTATTGTTCCTTCGGCCTTCATGCCGCATTGAACAGCAAACATTTTAGCGTTGGGAAAACACGTTGCTATCTCGGCGTTTATCTTCTCGTACTTGGTGTTCTTGGTTATCCAAGTGAAGAATTCTTTAGCGCCTTTGTAAGCCTTCTTTCCTCTGAACTTCTTTAAGATCATTGGATGTATTTCAATCGTAATGCCGTTGCGTAATTCAGCCATCCAAAGACCGCATATCTCATCATCTTCAGTATGGACAAACCAGCCAGAATTCATATCTGGATTCCATTGTTCTCTTGAAAAATTATCCTCGCTGATCTCATCAAACACCTCGGATTCAGTGACGAATGATCTTATAAATTCAGCATTTTCTATTCTGTCAATCACACGAGAATCCAACCTTTTGTTCTATCGCCTCCAATACTGGGAAGCATCTTTCTATATTGTATCGCTCCAGCAGAACCAGAGCCATTCAGATAAAGACTATATTGTACAGCTTCTATCACGCCTTCTGGAGTTCCGGTTCCGACTATTGGAATACTAAGAGAAGCCTCTTGCGTGAACTGCCTAAACGCCTGACTCATAGTCCCATTATCTTCTATAATAGGTTGTCCGACATTTAATTTATAACTCATTGAATGCCTTCTATATCAGCGGTCATCTGTATAATAACAGGCTTAACAGGATCACTCATCGTAAACCTAAATAACTCAAACCGTGCTGATCTGCCGTTTCTGCGCCAAATAGCTCTATGGTTATACTCGCCAATTTTACCAATGCTTCGGAAGCGAGTATCGCTCCAAGTCTTAGCGTTACGGCTGCGAGCCATTCCAATCTTAGGGTCAGGAGCTGCGGCATTACCAACACCGCTTTCAACAGTTAATTCTATCTCAGGAACTAAAAACGATTCCATATTGTTCTGAAATGGCTGTGTGACTATTGAGCGCCTTATTTCAGTGCCGTATTCTGTATAAAAATCCGCTCCAAGATTTCCTATCCTGCCGTCTACCAAATCACCTGCCCAAATCTTGTTGTAGGCTCTAACCAAAGCAGTTACACGGTAAGCACCAAGATCTCCTTCAATTACAGACTTTCTCTCATGCCAGCGTTTACTAATTATGTCATAAACTAAAGCGCCGCTAGGTATTGCAAAGCCTACGAAATACGCACCTTTCTCCGCGTACCCCCACGAGAATATGTTTGAGATTTGAGCCTGAGTAAGATTGCTTAGCTCTTTATCTATTGCAGTTGTGGATATCTTCGCCACGTTATTACCTTGCAACGTCCAAATGGCTGGCGATTCATTTTGACCAGCTCCAATGAATACAAAGGTGTCTTGCAAAGATTGAATGCTAAACGGACTTACTATGCCTTTCGATAGGAATAAACCAGTTCGTTGAAAAGGAAAGTCAGCTCCACCAATGTTTTGAAATGCTTCTATCGTCTGCGAACCACCAATAAATAATTGATTGTTAAAAACAATGGGAGCAACAATCTCGTCAGGATCTGACTCGGCAGTGCCAAAGTCTAAAGCATTATAGCTAAGGCCATTATTTAACGCGCTTACAATAAACTTCTTAGAGTCAGTGGTAAGGCAGAAGAAACCGTCAATATACACAACCAACTGAGGTGCGCCATTGGCTGTAAAGTCAGAATCTGTAATCTCTGCGAAAGCATCAGTGACATGATTGTAGATATATCCTTTGCCACTAGGAACTAACACAAGAAGCTGAGTGCCGTTATCAGCCATTGAAACTCTGCTAGTACCTTCAACAGTTCCTATTGTTTTTAAGGCAAAAGTCGCGCTCATGCTGTAGAGCTTGTTGTCCGTGACAAAGTAAGGCACACCATTCATCTCGTGTGCGCCTCTATTACCCGTCAGGCTGTTTGCGTTTGCTACTTCTTCTAGTCCAGCCGTCCCGTATAGAGTTTCTTGGTTTAGCGCAGGAGCTTGGACAATATTTGGATAGAAGTTTACACACTCCTGAGCAGAGATCGGCAAGCTGTCACTCTCATAGAAACCATTCGCTATGGGCAGGACTATTTTAGGCATCAATCAACACCAAATATCGCACGACTAACTAAAATATTGCCAGTAGTTGAATTGTTTTGAACAAACATTTCAAAATAATCATTCTGAGCAATATCAACATTGGTTATGATACATAAGTTTGTTGCTGCGCCAAATGAAACAACAGCAGAAATCTCAGTTGTAGCAATTACAGCGCCATTTTTTGCAATATATAAAGATAAGTTTTGGTTATTATCTCCGCTAGTCGAAGGAGCTATACTGATAGAGGCGTGTATAGTTTGAGTTATAGCAGCAGCGTTTGTGTACTGTATCCTACCAGCAGTTGTACCTGAGTAATTGTCTAGCTCGCCTATTACAAATGTTCCCGCTACCAGCACCGGAGTTGCTGTTG